ATGTCCACGCCGTTGATGGTGAGGATGATCGTCCCCACGTATTCTTTACCCATAACGGAATCTCCTTTTCCCGGCCAACAGGCTCAGGGATCACAGCACCAGGTTGAACTTTGCAGCCAGGACGTGAAGGCCAGGAACAACGGGCGCCGGGATCGACACATTTACACGCCCGACTGACGTAATAGACTCCTCGACCAGGACATCGTCTTTGTACGTGCTCACATTGCGCAGCCGCTCGAGCCGCTCGAGCGCCACCATCACCCCGATGGTCTCCGCCCGGATTTTCTCCAGGTTCTTGGTCAGGAGCTTACGGTTCGAGGCAGGGGCGTCCGGACCGAATACCACCTCCACCCGTGCCCGCCACTTGTAGCGGAAATCGTCCAGCGTGCGCAGGGTCGTGATGTCCAGGAGCGTCTCATCAGGCGTGCCCGCCCCGTTTTTGACATACGTGGATACGGCCCGGACGATCCGAATCCTGTCGCCGGTGGTGATTTCGAGGGGTACCACGCCATTGAGCAGCGCGGTTTCCTGCTCGCTTCTGCTCAGGTGGGAGCTCAACGCCGGCACCGCCAGGCCAGCCAGGATTCTCCCGTTCAGCGGCGCCGCAGGATCGTCCTCAGCCGCGATGACGCCTGTATAGGCAGCCCCGATTTCGTAGGACAGTGACCGTGTTGCCCGTAGTAACGCACCCGTCATGCGGCCACTGTTGAGGCTCGTGCCTGCGAGCGTCGTGGCGTCCGCCAATGATCCCCGATGGCCGTAAACCCCGAGTCCGGGGCGTTGCTCGAGCGGCCCGGCCAGAGTCGTGAGGTGATCACGCACCTTCTGCAGCACAGCAGCGGCGTTGATACCACAGCAGATCAGATGATACTGCGTGCCGTAGACTGTCGTCAGCGCGGTGGTCAGGTCGGGGTCCGTTGCACCGCTGGCCATCGGCGTGATGGCCGCGGTAATTCCGGGAGCGGTGATGGTCACCGCGATGGGAATGTCGTTTCCCATCGTCCCCTTGTTCTTGGCGGTCAGATCCGCCTGAGTGGTGTCGGGGTTGTTCACAGCGGCGGTCACTGGCAGGTCAGGCATCAGGGTGGTTGTCATCGCGGCCACCAGTGCGGTCGCCGTCGTGATGGCCGTCTGACTGTTCGCAATCGGCACCTCGATGGCCATGTTGCCTATGTAGACAGTCAACACGCCCGCGGCCGTCGCCGTCCCGGTGAACTTGATGGCGCCGGCGGCGAGGACTCCGGCAGCGTCGTCCACCGCCATCGCAGTCAGCTCCATGTTCGGATTCGCCTGGAACCCAGCGCTGATCATCTTGGCGAGCATGGAGCCGTGGCCGAAGTACCCTTTCCCGGTTTCCGAATCGTATACCCGGGTCGGCACGAGCGCAGCAACGGTTCCTGACGAAATGCGCTGGCCGATGAACAGCACGCTTGTCGGCACGGATACCAGGCCCCGCAGCGCATTGGAGGTATCCTCTTCCGTATAGGTGCCCGGTTTCCTGATAGAGTCCGGCACATTGGTAAACTCGATCGTCATGATTGAGACTCCTTACGCTTGGCCTGAATTTCAGGGACTACGATCAGGTCGCCATCCAGGATCTGCCGACGATAATAATGGCTGTCGGGGACCTCGACCGGTTCAGCTCCGATCTGTATACGTGATCGCTCCATGGGGACTGTCAGCCCTTCTCGAGCTCGAACCCGCACATTGCTCATGTCAACCTCACCAAATCGCTGGCCGACGCCTCGACTGCGTCGGGCAGCGTGTATGTTCCTTCAATTTCCGTCATGTCGCCGGCGGTATCTTCCACCCGCTCGACGAGCCACGAGGTCTCGAACTCGATACCGTAGAACGCCAGAGACCGCCCGGACATCTCCCCACTGAACAGGCTATCCACCTCTCCGGGCACCAGCTCCGTGATGTCCAGCCCCAGGTCGTGGCCTATCAAGGCGCTCTCTAGATCTTCTTGGATAGTGTAGTTGCCCTTCTCTGTTGCCGTACCATGGCGGCGGGCCTCTTCCGATCGCTTGTTCTCAGTGCTCACGATCACCTGGAATCGGGCGTGTTTCCGCCAGGTCGTGCCACTCACGCGTTCAAACTTGCCCCCCGAGAACACGATGGCGACGGCGGGCAGGCGTCGCAGGAGTTCCTCGAGGAGGTCTTCGATGTGGCCGCTGTCGCCCTGATAGGTGATGACCGCCGCCAGGTAGGACAGCCGGGCTTCTATCCGCGCTTTGATAGCCAGCTCCACCTCCGCGATCACGCCAGCCTCCCTTTTTTCAGATACCGGGCCAGGGTCTTTGCCACGTATTCGCGGTCCTCGACCTGGAAAAGCAGCCACGGCCGCGGGGGCAGCTTGACGGAGCTTCGGAGCGCGAACATGGGCTGCACTTCCTCTGAGCCTTTTCCGCCGATCGACCTGGCCAGGATCCCCACGGTGCCAGGCTTCCCCTTTTCCGGTTCCAGAAAGAACAGGTTCTTGTATCGACGCGGGCCGCCCTTGATCCAGTCCTGGAGCGGAATGGCCAGGGCCTTAGCTTTCACGGGCTTGATGACGCCGCCGAAGTGCTGAATGCGCCCGTACTTGGCGTTCGAGCCGACCTGCATCGAGGTCGTATTCGACTTCTGCCAGACGGAGTTTTTGAGGCGGGCGCTGTCCTGTAGGGTCTTCTCGGAGCGCGACGGCTTCCAGGAGGTCGGGCGCCCACCCACCTCGAAGTTCTTGTGGATCGACCGCACCATGTACTCTGCGAAGTCTTCCATGACCGGACGGGTGTCTTTCGCCCTGTGAAGGGTATCTGAAACCAGGGCCTTACCGGCCTTGTCGTCGAAAGTCACTCTGAGCATCGGTCAAAAACCCTTCATCGAATCCCGATCGAAAACACGATCCGCGACGGTCAACACTGCAGCCTGGCCCGGGTTCTGCGCCGGCGCCGGAGACAGACCCAGGGACACTTTGCGCGTACTGATCTTCTCGAGCAGTTTACCTGCGTCCTCGTACGCCTTCCGGACCTCTTCAGGCGTACGGGGCCGGCGCTGGTGCAGCATGTACCAGCAGATATCGCAGGCCAGCCGCTTCACCAGGCGGGGTGTAGACTCCAGAGGAAGGTCGTATGCCACGGCCAGATAGCCATCCACTTCCGCCTGGGCGTCGGTGATGACCTGCTCGAGGACCTCCGTATCCACGGTGGCGCCCCGGACGTCGTTGGTGAGCTCCACCAACGCCTGGGCTCCGAATCGGTTCTCGAGGTCTGTCTGGTCGATGTACATTGCCTTCCTCCGGAGTCACCCGCTACCGACTATCACCCTGCGCCAGTGCTCCCGTAGGCGAGCTGCGGGAGCCCGAAGGCGGCGGCACACCGCATGTCCGCACCGTAGATCACCTTCTTTTCCCAGAAGACGTTTTCGTCCGAGGGGGACGCCTTGGCCAGGAACTGCGGCTTCTGGCGGAGCTGGTAGATGAGCGGCTTGAGGCTCTGGTGATTCACCGTCAGGAACCAGGCAGTGGTCGAGGTGAGCCACGGACAGACGACGAGCTGTGCCGAGTCCCGATAGGCGTTGGTGTTGTTGGCGATGATCTCGGCGGTGAGGATCTCGAGACCCGTTTTCTCGAGCTCTGCGGGCACCCATAGGATCGAGTTCGCCTTGGTCATGCGGATCCCGAGGGGCTCTCCACGGCTGTTCTTCCGGCCCTGGATCGAGGCGCGGCCGGCGCCGTAGGAGGTCGAGGACAGCGCGGCGGTGGCCTTGTTCGAGAACGTGCCAGCGTCGCCGTTGGGGTGATTCGTCGCAAGGAACGCCACGTTGTCGTAGCCCTTGGCGGTGAATGCGTCGTTCAGGAGCCCGAACACCAACTTGTCCGGGTAGGCGGCCACCGTCTCGCCCATGTTCGACATGAGCGGCGCATAGACGCCAATCCGGTCGTCCTGGAGGGCGTTCACCTCGACCCCTACGGTGAGCTCGTGGTCCTTGTTCGTCACCGAAAAGTCGTAGGCCTTCAGATCGCGGAGCTGGCGCTCGCCAACCCATTCGCGCATCTGGGGGAGCTCGCCCAGCCAGTTGTAGATTTCCTCGGCAGTTGAGGACGGGACCAACATCGCCAGCAGGTCCCACAGGGGGTTCACGACGGTGAGCCCCTTGTTGAACAGGGTCTGAAACCCCTTCGTGGCGGCATCGAACTTTGTTTTATTCAGCGTTGCCATTGTGTTGCCTCATCAAATGAATCGAAACCCTGTAACTGTGGGCGGACCCGAACCGCCCCAAAACGCCAAATCCGTGCGTCCTCCGAACGGATTACATGGCGATGATCTTGTACTTTCCGCCTGCCGGACAGGTGATGAGCACGTTGGTGTCGGTGTGCGCGCCTTCCACCAGGGTTGGGAACTGACTGCCGGGCGCACCCGCGCCGTTGTGACCATCGAGCGGGATCGGGATCACAAACGGCACCCGTCCGAGGTTATGAGGGATCGACTCCTCTGCGCCGGTCCCATTGCGGGAGGCCGTCCAGAACCAGTTATGGGGAGCAACCTGGGCAAGCGCAGCTTCCACGGTGGTCCCGACGAGGTGCCCGCCGGCGTCCTCGATTCCGACCTTCGACGCGCCCTTCCCGGTCGTGACGGCCTGGAAGTCGTCGATTTCGGCTGCGATCTCGGCCAGGGCGCCCTCCACCGTGGTTGCCGTGATGATCGTCCCAACGTCCTCGATCGCGACCTTCGAGGCGCCCTTGCCATTCGCAACCGACTGGAAATCATCCAGCTCGGCCGCGATTTCAGCCAGAGCACCTTCGACGGTGGTCGCGGTGATCTTGGTGGCAGCGTCCTCGATCGCGACCTTCGACGCGCCCTTGCCGTTGGTGGTCAGGCTCAGGTCGTCGATATCCTCGGCGATTTCGGCCAGCGCGCCCTCGACGTCCGTCGCGGTGATGAGCGTACCTGCGTCCGTGATCTGGATCGTCCGGGCCGACATGGGATCGACCTCGAACGACGTGAAGACGGCTGTGGCCGACTCGTACCGGACGATGTGCCCGACGAGAACGTAGTGGGTCGAATCCGCCTCAAGACCCACGTCCTGATCGGTGAGTCCGAACACCGGCTTGCCGATGTCGTCCTGTGCGAACCCGGTTCCCAGGAATCTCCCGATTCCGGAACGGTAGCACATCACCTCCAGGTCGCCGTCCTCGCCCTCGCTGTTGTCAACGTACTCGCAGGCGACACCTCCGAACAGGAGATCCGCGTCATCGCTCAGCGGCTCCGCGTACCCCGTGGTACGGTCCACACCCACCAGCGTCCCCATGAAAATGATCGCCAGTGCAGCCACCGGACGCGAAACCCGACGACCCTCCTGGTACAGAACCTCTCTATCCTCTGTGGCAGCAGCCATCACTGTCTCCTTTCAGTTCAACCCTGGAATCACCCTTCAACCCAACTGCAAAACCCTTGTCCTGCCTACCGTTTCCCGGTCACCCCGCGAACTTCTTGACGTCCTCTGCGGCCAGCCCAAGCTGGGAAAACGCCGCCAGTTCCGCGTCCGTGAACGCCCCGCTGCCCAGCCGGGTTGGCTGTGTGAGCGGCCCGCCCGGCAGCACGTCCGGCATCGTCGCCATGAAGGCCTGGAACCGGGCCGGATCCTCGAGCGCCATCCGGGTGCACTCGGCACGCATGGCCGGGGACACCTTTGTCGGGTAGCTCGCCACCAGCTTTTCGGCCTCCATCCTGGCGGTCGCAGCTTGGGACTTCAGGGCCTCTTCCGCGGCGCTGGCGGCGGCGGTCGTCGCCTTTTGCGCACGGCCCTTCATCTCTCGAGCTGCCACCAGAACCTTGTCCCAGCCGTCGTCAGTGGCCAGACCAAAGTGGGCAACGAGCGCGCCCTTGGCGTCTTTGCTGGACTTTTCACCATCGAGCAGCTCTGTGACTCGAGCAGTCGCAACCTCTTCAGGCGTGTTTTCCTGCAGGCCCAGAAGCGTGAAAACGGCAATCAACAGATTCTTCATGACACCCTCGTTTTGAGTATTTCCCGCGTGTGCGCCCTCGTTTTGAGTAGGCTGCCGGGTCAGTTTTACGATGTCGAGATCCTCGCCGGCGACAGTCGAGCCCATCACCGGTTGGAGCTCATGGAAAAACGGGTCGTTCGTAAGGCCGGCACTATGAAGCTCTGCACCCGATGGCTTCCCAGTCTTCCGGTCGATAGAATCCCAGAAAATCACCGGAGAGATGAACGCATACTCCGGAGCTCCAGGAGCCTCGATTTGTTGAACAGCTCGCGCCGTCCAGCTCACCTCTCCCCATAGGCCCTTGGCGTCGTCCTCAACCTGGGTTATCCAGGCAGCGGCCGGCGCCGGCATGGGACGCAGCGTTGCGTGGTCGTAGTCAATGACCGCAGGAATGCCCCTCTTGGCGAAGTTCACCCGCATGGG